GCCGCCCAAATCCTCCGACAGCCTTCTCGCAAATCCGCCACCACTGGTGGATCGTCGCGGTCGTCCTACTCTGTGGCAGCGCCTGCTGCTATGGGGGGCTGGTCGACTGTGTCCCTTGGCGCTACGCACCAACGGATTCAACGCAGCGAGATGTTTCTAGCTGTATTAGCTCAGTCAAGCTACACCAATCTCTTGTCCATGACGCCGCTGACACCCTCAAACGGGCAGCTGTGTCCGTGGCTCGTGGGGTTGGCGAGCAACTATCAGAGCTATCGGTGGAACTCAATGACCGTGCGGTACAAGCCGCGCAGCGCTACGTCGAGCACCGGGGAAGTGATCATCGGGACCTACATGGATATCACAACCCTGGCGCCGGCGACGTATGCGACTGCAGTTGGTTTGGACGGGGTCGCGGTGGGCAGTGTTTGGTGTGCGGGAGCGAAGCGAGTCGACGTGCAGACGATTCAGGATCGCAAGCACTACAACACTGGCGTCGGGTACGCGACGGCAGCGGAACCGACGGAGTGGTACTCTGGTATCTTGAACGTGGCGGTCGACGGCTGTAGTGCGACGGCCGGCACGCAAATCGGGGAGTTGTGGATCGATTACGACATAACGTTTATTACCCCGCAGTCGCAGTTGGAGGGCAGCTTGACCTCCTTCTACGCTGCAGGTGCGACGTATGCTAATACCACGAGTACCCTCGATTCAGTTCTGACCGCGTACTGCGGGGTGGGCACGACCATTCAGGCCCGCTCCGCTTCTACGGGGTCTTTGCAAGCATCGGCTTTTGGCAACGGCCTGGGGCCCTTTGGTGTCGATACCACTGGGCACAAGCTGTATATCTACGTCCCGTCGGGTACGTGGGCCATCAGCCTTTTCATGTCGTTTGCAACGACATCGGCGACCGATCCAGCGTGGGGACAGCCACTCAATGTGTCTCCCTCGAACGCGGTGTCGTCGACATTGTATACGCCATTCAGTGCGTCCGTATTTACCTCGGGGTCGTCGAGTGTTCTCACCTGCACCATTTTGGCGCAAGGCGATGGATCTTCGACCTCCTGGTTCCGGCTTGGCTACGTTTCATCGGCGGGCTACACCGGATTCACAATCGGGCTGACCTATACCAATGGTCCGCTCGTCGGGTTTACCCAATCTGTCGTTCGCGGCAGGGCGCTCTCCAAGCTCAAGAGCCCCCAGCCGGCGCACGACTTTATCGCCGTCGAACAGTCCGACGACGACGAGAAG